CCCAACGTTAATTACACCGTCATCCAAACTTTCACAGCTACTAGCACATGGACTTGTCCTACGGGTGTGACCGAGGTTGAGTATTTGGTTGTTGCTGGCGGTGGTGGTGGTGGAAAGCAATTATCAGGTGGTGGTGGCGCTGGTGGTTTTAGAACTGGTACAGGACTATCCGTAACTGCTGGAACTGACTACACCGTTACAGTAGGTGGTGGCGGCGCTGGTGGTTCTGGTAGTGACAATCAACCGGGTGTGGTTGGTTCTAATTCTGTTTTTTCTACCATCACTTCTGCCGGTGGGGGTAAGGGTGGCGGTGGCTCATCTCCTGTTGTTAGTCAGTCTAATGCTGGAGGGAACGGTGGCTCAGGCGGTGGGGGAGGTTATGGAGAGGGAACAGCGCAATTAGGTGGTTCTGGAAACACACCATCTACATCTCCAAGTCAAGGAAACAATGGAGGCTCTGGCGATTCAAGTGCCAGTAATAGAGGTGGCGGTGGTGGCGGTGGCGCCTCTGCCGTAGGTGGAAATTTTGTTACTTCTCCTTTGGGCGGTGGCAACGGCGGTGCTGGAACTGCTTCATCTATATCTGGTTCATCTGTACCCTATGCTGGTGGAGGCGGTGGTTCTGGAAGAACTTCTTCTTCTTCTGCCGCTGGCGCTGGCGGCGCAGGTGGTGGCGGCGCAGGTTCAGCAGGTTCTGCTAATGCAACTTCTGGAACGGCAAATACTGGTGGTGGAGGGGGTGGTTCTGGGCTTGATGGTACTTCTGGAACAGGCGGTGCAGGCGGCTCCGGTATTGTCATCCTTAAATACAACGCACCAATTCAATCCGTATTTACATTCAAAGGCTCTACCAAGTGGGTAGCACCTACTGGCGTGACTTCTATTGACTACCTTGTGGTTGCTGGTGGTGGCGCTGGCGGCGGTAGAAACGGTGGCGGCGGTGGCGGTGCTGGTGGATTTAGAACTGGAACATCATTTAGCGTAACCGCTGGAACTGAATACACAATTACAATAGGGGCTGGTGGCGCTGGTGTTAATACTGGACTAGGTAATAACGGCTCTAATTCTGTGTTTAGTACCATTACGTCTACTGGTGGTGGTGGCGGTGGCAATGGAGTACCAACGCAAGCAAATGGCAGTAATGGTGGAAGTGGGGGCGGTGGCGGCGGTGGAGATGCGGCCCCATCAACAACCGGAGGCTCTGGAAATACTCCGTCTACTTCACCATCTCAAGGAAACAATGGCGGTACTGGATTTGCTGCAAGTACCTCTCCTGGCGCAGGTGGTGGTGGCGGTGCAAGCGCAGTCGGTGGTAACGGCTCTGCCAATACTGGTGGTGCGGGCGGCGCAGGGACGGCTTCCTCAATTTCTGGCTCATCTGTAACTTATGCTGGAGGCGGTGGCGGCGGCGCAAATACTACTGCTGGCTCTGGTGGGTCTGGTGGTGGTGGCGCTGGCTCAGCAGGAAACCCAGCACCACAGGCCGTATCTGGGACTGCAAATACGGGAGGTGGCGGCGGTGGAAATGGCGGTTTTAGTACACCACTTTTGTCAGGAGCAGGCGGCTCTGGCATCGTCATCATCAAAACCAATCAATAATCAGAAGAGCATGGAAACCAAAATCTATCGGTTGTATGGAATCGACACCGCAATGCACCTGCTAAGACCGGGTGCAAAGTGGGAAATCTCAAACACTTATTTCTCCCGTTGGGAAGACCCAAGACCCTGCCCGACTTGGCAAGAGGTTCAAGACACAATGGAAAAGATTAAGGCGTTTGAGGATTCCATCAACACGATTTGGTTGCCAGAGCAGATTGAGCAATTCACCGGTCAGATGGAAATACAAAAGCAAGTAGACGCAATCATTGAGGAACAACGTGCTGCATAACCTCTTTCCTACTCCTGTTGGCATCTACAAGTTAGACCGTGACCTCTCGGCTAAAGAACTATCGTTTCTTAAAAAGCAAGAGACACGCAATAACATGGGCAACACAACTAGCACCGACAACACGATTCTGAAAGCCAAGGAACTAACCCAGTTGCGGGACTTCATTGAAACTAAGGTGTCGGATTACTTCACCACGGTTTACAACCCCAAGCACAAGGTCAATCTCAAGATTACGCAGTCATGGACGAACTATACCGATAAAGGTCAGCATCACCACAGGCATGAGCACCCGAACTCATTTGTTTCTGGAGTGTTTTATGTTCAGGCAGACAAGGCAAAAGACAGGATTTACTTTTACCGAAACGGATACCAGCAGATTAAGTTTCCACCCTCTGATTGGAATGTGTGGAACTCAGAGTCGTGGTGGTTTGATGTTGGGTCTTGTGACTTGATTCTTTTTCCGTCAAGCCTAGCCCACATGGTTCCAACAGTAGAATCAGAGCAGACAAGAATTAGTTTGTCTTTCAACACCTTTCCTGTCGGCAACATTGGCGAGGAAGTAGATTTAACAGGACTTCAACTAGGAGAATTAGATGGCGCATTTCGCTAAAATTGACCAGTTTGGCTACGTCGCTCAAGTAATCGTAGTCGATAACAAAGACACATCAGACGCCGGCGGTGTCGAAAAGGAAAGCATTGGTGCGGCTTTCTGTGAGCGCCTATTTGGTGGCACATGGAAACAGACCAGCTACAACGGCAAATTCCGCAAGAACTATGCTGGCATAGGCTACAAGTATGACGCTGACCGTGATGCGTTTATTGCTCCCAAACCTTATGCAAGTTGGTTGCTTGACGACTTTACCTGCCAATGGAAAGCCCCCACCCCAATGCCTACTGATGGCAAGAAGTATTCATGGGACGAAGCAACAACGTCTTGGGTAGAAACCGAGTCTGAGTTTGCATAATGGCATCAATCGTTGAGGTCAAAAGCCAACTTGACACCCACGAGGCTGTCTGTGCCGAACGCTATCTTGGGATAAACGCTAGGCTAAAGAGACTAGAGCAAATCCTGATTGGCTCTGCTGGGTTCATTATTGTTTTACTGTTGAGCCTAGTTGTTAAGTGACAACGGTAGCCGCAAAATTTTCTACGGGAGAAATCGCCGCAGATAGTATGGTTAGCGGCGACGATTCTTTCTACCTAGTTGAGAAGCTACGACGTGGCAAGGATTGCGTCTATGGTGCTTGCGGAGACTGGGATAAGATTCTAAAGTTTTATCAGGCAATGGAATCAGGCGGTGATTTAGATTCTGATATTGACGTGACCGTTCTTGAGCTCAGACATGATGGCATTTATATTTACGAAAGTACCATCATACCTGCCAGAATTAAGAACGACTTTTGGGCCATAGGTACTGGTGCTAACTTTGCAATAGCGGCAATGCACATGGGGGCATCTCCCCGTGAGGCGGTCGCTATTTCTTGTATGTATGACACAAGTTCCCATGAGCCCATCGACGAAGTTAAACTTACGGGGAAAAGTCGTGGCGCTAAAAAAAGTATCTGACGAAGAAATCATTAGTTCGATGAAAAGGTTTGGCAGTACGAAGATTGCTGCCGAGCACGTTGGTCTGTCTGTCCGGGCTCTAGCCCAACGCAAGGCCAAGATTCAAATGCAGTATGGCATCTCTCTACCGGCGTACTTGGCGCCACAAGATAGCCAGCGCAATACATTCATACCAGAGAACCGCAGGGTGATAGAACACAAGGTGGACAATGGCCATGTATTCATCGCCAGCGATTGCCACTACTGGCCAGAAGAATCAACCACAGCCCACAAAGCATTTGTCAAACTGCTGACTGAGTTTAAGCCTAAGACTATTGTGCTTAATGGTGATGTCTTTGATGGGGCTAGGATTAGCCGCCATGCCGCTTTGATGAAGACTAACCCGCCAACACCAAAGCAGGAAATCGAAGCCTGCCAAGACCGGCTGCATGAGATTGCTAACGCATCTAAGAACGCTACTAAACTGTGGACGTATGGCAACCATGACGTGCGCCTCTTTAACTACATCGCACAGAACGCACCGGAGCTATCAGAGTTTAGCGATTTGTTTGCGTACTTCCCGGGCTGGCATACCGGGTGGCGTATAGACATTAACGACTCTGTTGTTATCAAGCATCGCTATCATAACGGCGTGCATAGTACGTGGAATAATGCCTTGAAATCTGGGCGCAGTATTATCACCGGGCATCTACATCAGCTCAAAACGACCCCCTTTTCAGATTATGACGGGCGTCGCTGGGGGGTAGACGCCGGGACGCTGGCCGAACCATACGGGGATCAGTTTACCTACACCGAGATGAACCCAGTCAACTGGTGCTCTGGGTTTGTAGTGCTCACATTTGAGAATGGCAAGTTGCTTCCGCCAGAGTTGTGCGAAGTGCTTGATGGCGTTGCTTACTTCAGGGGCCAAAGGGTTTGACATGAGCGACTTAGTATCATCGGCTAAGGGCGCAGCGCAGAGCATAAAGAGTGCAATTGCTGCTGGCAAAGAGATTGAGTCGGTGGTTACTGACATTCAGAAGCTTGGTATCGCCGAGCTTCAGGCCAAGCAACAGTTCCAAAAGAAGCAGCGTGTAGTCAAGGGTGACACCACAATCCTTACAGCCTTTGCGGAGTGGCGCAGATTGAAAGAGATTAAGGAAGCCGAGGACGACTTATTCCAACAGCTTGTCGAGCGTTACGGCAAGGACAAAGCAGAGTACGAGTGGAAAGATATTCAGGCAATCAAAGAACGGCAGATGAAGGAAGTCAAGGATGGCCGTGACGAGATGGGCCGTGACCTAAAGAAGCTGCGTGAGCTCAAGGTCATGTGCTTCATAGCTTCCCTAATTATTGTTACAACTTATTACATTTTCAAAGGACACCTGTAATGCTATCTCTTATCTCTACCCTCGGTGGTCTACTTATCTCTGGCCTACCTCGTGTCTTAGATTTTTTCCAAGATAAATCTGACAAAGAGCAAGAGCTAAAGCTAGCCCAGATTCAGACTGAGCGTGAGCTGGCCTTGGCAGAGCGTGGCTTTATTGCACAGCAAAAGGTTGAGGAAATCCGTACTGACCAGATTGCCATGCAGACCGAAGCGCAAATGCAGAACGCAGCTCTCGACCATGACAAGAAGGTAATGGAGCGTGCGTCTACTTGGGTGGTCAACTACGTTGGCACGGTACGCCCGACCGTGACCTACATCTTTGTGCTTGAGCTGGTGGCAATCAACGCATGGCTGGCTTGGAACATCTTTACCATGCCGCACCTAGTAGCGTCGGTGGGCGACGTTGAGAAGGTAGCCGAGCTTATCTTCTCAAGCGACGAAATGGCCATGCTGGGTGGCATCATTGGATTCTGGTTCGGCTCTAGGGGCTGGGCCAAGAAGTGAAGGTAAGCAAGGATGCAATCGAAGGAATCAAAAAGGATGAAGGAGTTAGAGTTCGTCCATATCGCTGTCCTGCTCTATTGTGGACTGTTGGCGTTGGTCATGTTATCGATTCTAACCACATAAGGGTGAAGTTCGATGAGCGCAAAGGACTTAGTATCCCTGATGGGTGGGATAGAGTTTTGTCAATGGCTGAAGTCGATGACATACTTGCAAAAGACCTCGCTACGTTTGAGCGAGGCGTACTTAGACTATGTCCAGAAGGACTTACCCAAGGCCGCTTCGATGCTCTGGTCTCCTTCAGCTTCAACGTCGGACTAGGTAATCTCCAACGCTCTACCATTCGTATGAAGCATAACCGTGGTGACTTTGATGGCGCAGCCGAGGGCTTCATGGCATGGACAAAAGCCGGGGGCAAAGAACTCCCCGGCCTTGTCAAACGTCGCAAGCATGAACGGGATTTATACCTGAGTTGATTCCCGTAGCGGTGCTAACCACTTGGCTACCTTGGTATTGAGAACCATTCTCATCTCCAAGGTTAGCTGTTCAATAACCTCAAGGTTGCATTGCTTTAGTTGGTCAATGCTATCCAGTCGTTTCTGAACCGGAGCCTTGCCTGCCTTAGCAATCTTCTCAATCATTCCCACGTAGGCTGACTCCCATGCGTCGTAGGTAGGATGGTCTGTTGCCTCTCCGTTGGGTAGGGTTAGCGTGTATACAGTTCCTACTGGTATCTCGACTGCCTCAACCACGTCGTCCTTCTTGGCTTGCTGGACTGCGCTGGCTACGACGTTACTGATTGCGCTGCCGAACGCACCCGGTGGCTTTGGCAATTCATCTAGCGGGTTGTTGACCTTGCGTGCCTCGGAGATTGTCTCAACCTCTGTCTCGTCTAGCATACCCAAGCCGACGTGAGCCAGCACCGAACGGCGGATAGCCTTGGTCGTACACTTGAGTACGGCGTTGGCCAGATGGTCGCCCTTCAACCCGCCAATGTTGACTGCGCCTTGGTTCTCGGACACCCGGCCATCGGAACCCGTTACCCTGCAAGACACAATGTAGATGTCGCCCACGTTCTCACGATGGGTTATCTGCGTTGATAGCTTATGAACGCTAGACAATTGTTGCGTCGCACTAGCGTTGGCATACAAGACTTGCTTGCCATTCAGGGTTAGTAAGTCGAATGGCTTGGCAGCCGGGTCAAGCCCTACCTGCTGGCAGCGATACAGGTAGTAGTCCTTCTTTTGCATTGGGCTCAAACCAGACAAGTCGCCCTTGAGGACAATTGATTCTTGGATAGCAGGGTCTAGCACCTGCGGTTGTACGGTTACGTTGCTCATGGTTATTCCTTTACTGAGACAGAAGATTGACGGATAGAGTAGGCATCACGTGCCGGGATAATCCTTTGCTCTTGGGCTTTGTAGTGGCGCATTGGCCACGACACCTTGTACGAACCAGCCACGGCTTTTGATTTACCCTGCATGAGGGCCATCAGTTTGGTCTGACGGTTCTCAATGATTTCCTCTTTTTCCTTGATAATTTTTTTGGCTTCTATAACCTCGGAAGCCCAAGTCACCGCCTCGTTTTGCAGCACGACTGGCTCATCCCCATCGTCTGCTACTGGCCAGCACTTAGCTGCATCATCGGTATGCTGTGGCTCATACCAAAGGATTTCATTGGTCTTTTTCCAATGGTCAACCCGACGCTGGAAGTCATGGCATAGATGCTCAATGAACATTAGGCTTTCTTCGTGCGGCTCAAACAAGAATATCCGCATTGCAATCCCCTGATAGAGCACCGCCACACATCCCCACTTGGCATCAAGAATAGACATCTGGCCTTGGAGCTGTAACGGCCCACGATACAAGGGCAGCGTATCTTCTGGGCTACAACCAGCTACCTTAGCTTCCATTACCCCGACGCCATCGAGCTTGATCTCCCCTTTGCCTGACACCACAAAGATGCCGTTGGCTGGGTCATGCTTGATAAAGTGACCCGTACCCATTGCGTTACCGTCTAGGCTACCGCATAGCTGCCATGAGGAATGGAAGTATGGCTTGGGGTGGTCTAGGTTTAACTTCTCTATTCCCAGCCGCAGCGCAGCTTCCCGTAGAACTATCTGCTCAAGCCGGTTCCCCCAGTCGGCAGCCTCGGACTCAAATGGTTCCGGCTCTACCAACTGCAAGGCGTCGATGGTCTTGCGTAGTTCGTCGTTTGGCGTTGAATACCTAGACCTACCAGCCACGGCAGCCAGTCTGCGGCTGGGAATAGA